GATTTATATAATGATCTGGAAAAAATTAGGAACATAAAAAAACAGGCCCTATTGGGCGATGACCCTGATTTATTAGTGGAGGCCGATGAAGTATATCAGAGAACTTTGTATAAAGTTAACGAATATGAAAATTACTTGCAGAATAAAGAAAACTCTAATTCTGATGCAGATGTTGATCAATCGGACAATACAGATTATGAAGATCAAATTAAGTTAACATCAGCTCAAGAATGGTTAGAAGATCACCCTGAATTAGTTGAAGATTCTTATAAATATGACCCAAACCTTCAGAAAGACGTTGGCATGTTTATAGAGCGATTCGACAAAGCATTGATACAAAATGGGAGAGGAGATGAGATTTTAAACGATTCATATCTTGAGGTTCTTGACGAATATATAAGTCAAGCTAAAAAAAACGAGACTAGTGATGGATATAGCACATCCCAAGTGGGAGGAGTTAGAAATAATTTTTCTGGGGGTAGTAGTGGGCAAATGAAAATTACTCTTACTGCATTTGATAAGAATTATGCTAAAAATCTAGGTATCAGTGAAAAAGAATATCTTAAATATAAGATTGAAGATATAAAAGAATCAAAAAAGCAAAGGTAAACAAATATGGATATAGAAAGTAAAAGACTATCTCGAGGACTAGAGACCCGAGCCACTGATAGAAAAAAAGAAAGAGTGGAGTATGATATGGGCTACGTTAGTAGCACACATATTCCTGAACACGTCAAAAAAGAAGATCATGACTACTATTGGGAAAGAACTTCTATACGTGGTCAAATTGATTCAGCATTAGATGGTGCTATTCGCAAAGGCTGGAAACCAGTTCCAATCGATAGAGATGGTGGCAGATTTAGTGATATATTAGAAAGAAATCCATTATCGCGCAAGTTTATTTGCCAAGGTGATGTTATATTACTGGAAAGAGAAAAAGAACTGAGTGTCAAAGAAAAAGAGCAAAACGACAAAATTTCAATGGATAGGTTGACAAGTTCGCCAGCGTACAATTACAAAAATCATGAAAAAAATAATATAGGGACAGTTAGATAATGGCATTTTATCCACCATCAGGAACAAGTCAACAGTTAGCATTGACTGCAAATGTGCAGTTAGATTATCCTTATTCCGCTAATGTAGGAAATCTAACTGTAACAGATGTTATAGATGTTAGTGCTAGTGTGACAGGTTTAAATATATTTTTACCTAATGCAACAGGCACAGGCAATGGTTTTTCAATAACATTCAATAACGTTGGAGCAAATGATTTTGATATTGTTTTAAATGATGCAGCAACTGTTTTATCAACTGTTGCAGCTGGTGAGATTAAAACCATATATCTATACGCAAATAACAGCGCAAATGGAAATTGGCGAGTCATCCCTTTTGGGGGAGGTGTTAATGCAATATCATCCTTAGATTTAATTAGCTCTGATAATTCTGTTGTCATAAATAATGGTAGTATAACTCCACCAGGGGGAAGTATTGATATCACATTGCCAGATATTGTATCAGCTTTAGAGGACTTAACAGCAGGAATACCAGGTATCTTAGTAATAGACCAAAATAATCCAACATTATGGAATACGGCAATATTGGCAAGTTCTGCCAATATTGATATTGCCAATGCAGGTGGAGTAAACGGCAATCCAACTATCAGTTTAAAAAATACTGTTGCAATAACGCAACTAACAGCTGGGAATGTGATTATCAATAATGATTTAATCACTAACATTAACAGTGGTGAAATCTTAAATATTGTCTCCAATGGTACTAATTCCTATTTAAATTTAAATAGCGTTTTAGTAGATGCCGAAGGCAATGTAAATGATATTAACAATTTAACTATTAATGGTACATTGAATGTGCCAAATGCTAGTAAATGCTGGTGTCGATTTACTAATACATCTGGTGTAATAGTTGTGACAGCGTCTTACAATGTGACCAATGTGACATATGATGTATCGACTAAGCAATATAGTATAAATTTTACAAATAATATGTCCAACACAAATTATGCGGTGTTTATAACTTGTGCAAATAATAACAGCACTCCACCTTTGCAATCAAGAATAGGCTACGATGTTATAAGACAGCAGAGCTCAGTAAAAATTGTCTTAGCAGATGCTTCGGGAGAAATATTAGCAGATATTCCAGAAGGAGTATCAGTTGTTATCTTCTCATAAAATTAATCATTGACAATGTAAACTTAATTAAATACAATAATTTAATTAAGTTTACCATAACTATAAGGGTGTCTTTGAGTTAAACTTTTCCTCTGTAAAAAGTTACAGTCATTATCAGAATGACAATTAAAATAACCTATAAGTTATTTTAAAATATAATTTCATAAAATTTAACAATTATTTTAGGTAAAAACACATGTCTTACGGCACAAATAGTCCTTTTGGATTAAAAGTATACGGTCATCAAATAGGTGGTACAGATGATATCAAAGTAAATAGTAACTATACTATAAGTGCAAATAGTATTTCTTTAAACAAAGGTGACCCAGTAATGTATGTGCCACAAAGTGCACAATATGGCATCGTTAATGGCGGTTATCAAGGCAAGCAAGCTGAAATTATGCTATATAATCCACTTGTCGCCTTAGCTGCAGCTGGTAATGCAACAACTGTTGTTGCTCAAAATGGAATACAATCTCAAGCGATAGTAGGTGTATTTCAAGGTTGTGAATATTATACTCCTAATGGGACATACGTTGCTCAAGAGTATTGGACACAAGGTACTCCAACCAATGGTGCTCCAGTAATTGCATCTATAATCGATGACCCATATGTTATTTTTGATATTCAATTAGGAACGTTCATGGGTTCAGATAGTGCAAATCCAACTAGATTTTTACTTTTGCCATGTATGCAAATTCAGAATGCCCAGTGGCCTTTAACTGGTACAGCTGGTGCTAACGCAACAGTGGCCAATAGTGCTATAATAGGTAGTAATTTGTCTTTAGCTACAGGAAGAGGTAGTACCGCGGGTGCTGGTTCTAGTGGCTCTTTATCTACTATCACCCTTAATGGTACAGTTATGAATTATAGAGATAACCCTACAGTAGCAAATCAAGGCACACCTAGCGGTAACCCATGGGGAACTTCTACATTTTATGCTTGTCCATCTATTGCAGCAACAAATGCAAACCCATCTGTTACTGACGGTAGAAATGAATACAATAGAGGAGGTCTTGTATCTGGTGATCTTAGAGTATTAGGATTTACTCCTGAACCAAGAAATATCCCTGGAAAATTCGGCCAACCAGGCGTGGGTGTAGCTGGGAATTACTTTAATACACCTTTCTTAAATGTATTAGTAACTATTAACAAACACGTTAATAAGCAAGGCACTACTGGTGTAGTTGTGGCTTAACAATAATAAACATATATAAAAATAAGGTAAAATCAAATGACAATTAATACCGCATCAATTTATCCATTATTAAGACCTGGGGTAAAAGCTATCATAGGAAACTATGATACTTACCCAGATCAATGGAAAGCAGTATACACGACTCATACCTCTGACAAAAAAATGGAGTTTGAAGATGAGTTTAAATCTTTAGGTATGGCTCAATTAAAAGCCGAAGGAAGCTCTGTAGCCCAAGACACAATGAGTCTTAGATACCAAACTACTTATGTGCATAACACATATGGGTTATCATTTAGTATCACTGAAGAAGCTATGAAAGATAATTTGTACGCTAGCCAGTTTCCACAGCATCTAATTGCGCTCAGAAATTCGCTACGTGCGGCTAAGTCTCAAGCGGCAGCAAATATATTTAATTTGGGCTCTACAAGTCAACTCACTGCTGACGGAGTTCCTTTTTTCTCCGATTCCCATCCATTAGATAATGGAGAAACTGTTTCTAATCTGAGCAATGTTGCGCTTAGTGAAGTTGGTCTGGAAAATGCAATTATTGGAATTCAACAGTTCAAACAATTAAGTGGTATTTTAACTAACACTATGCCTAAAAAACTATTGGTTGGTCCAGCAAATCAATTTGCAGCAAGTGTACTATTGGGGAGTCAATTTAAAACTTCTGTGGGCTCTGCTGGAGGAAATACTTTTGCAGGTGTAAACGATATTAATGCTATTTATACGAATAGTAGTTTACCAGGTGGTTACACTGTGAACAATTATATAACATCACCAACATTCGCAGCTATCATCACAGATGCGGAAAGAGGTTTGATTCACTATGAGCGTGATAAATTAGAACCGTGGAGCTGGAAAGATAATACAACTCGAGACATGTGGTTCGCAGCTAAAGAAAGATATTCTTTCGGTGTGACTAACTGGCGTTGTGCGTATCTTATTGGAGCATAAGAGGAAAATATGGCTAGTCACAGTAGAGCTTTGGCGAATGTTATTTTGAAAAAAATAGTTCAAAAAAACCTTCGCCAAAGGCAACGGTTAATTCTCAAACAAATAAATCTGAGATTAATAAGAAATAGACACTTATGTTAAAAAAAACAGCAAAGTTAAAAAAAGTTCAAGATAGCACGACTTCAATTGGGTCATATACTACAGTTGGAAGTTATGATAATTTAGTATTAAATGGGTCTTTAGTAGACCCATTTACTAATAATGTGTCTTTTATAAACAATGGATATGCTTCGGCATGTTCCATTACATCTGCAAACGATACGTCATTTATTACTTTTACAATTTCAGGAACTTTTAATAATAAAGAAATTACTGAGCAAATTCAAGGACCTACTCCAATAGCAGATAGTGCAACTACTTCTAATTTATTTGATACTATTACAGGTGTAAAAGCATTTAGCCAAAAATATCCTTTAAATGCCGCATTTGACTTGGGGTCAAATAGAGATTCAATAGTTGTTTTAGAATCTAATGCAAATGAAAATTGCACAATATTAATAAATTCTCCTACTGCCACTACCAACTGGAATCCTACACATGCGGTAGCCTATGGGAGTATTGACGGCACTGTGCCACATACAAGACAAGAATTGGATTTTGGTCTTCGATCTGATAATTTAGTTTCTCTTTTGGATAGCAATAATCTTAGCGTAAATAGGCTACAATCTGGCAGCATCAATGTAATAGCGCATCCTTTTAAGGCAATAATAGTGGCATTAACTGAGGATGTTGTTGATAGTGACGTGTTAATAGAAATAACTCAATAATACTGGATATTTATAATGTCTCTTACAACTTCAAACACATATAATTTTCATTCTCTAGAGAATGATGAACTTATATTGGAATGTTTTGAAAGAATAGGGATGCCTGGAGATAAACTTGTCCCTTTAAATTTAAAATCCGCTAAAAGAAGTTTAAATTTATTATTGCTAGACTGGTTGAGTAAATCTATAAATCTATGGACTTTAAAAAAAGCATTTTTATCGTTAAATGCCAAACAATCCAAATACACATTGAGCTCTATAGTCACAGACATTTTACAAGTTAATTTACGCCAGTTTACCAGGCAGCTGAATGGGGTCGCTACAGCTAGCGAAGGTGTGGCAATTAATGCTTTTGATGAAAATCCACTTACAAGTTGCACTCAAATAAACATTAACGGCAATATAACTTACGATTACACCATAGGTAATGTGAGAACTATAAATTTCGTTGGTATTCAATCTAATGTTACAAGAGATTATAATTTACAGATTGAAGTGTCGAACGATGGCGTTAATTGGTCGGTTATACAAATAATAGCTGGACAAACCTACAAAAAAGGAATTGTCGAATGGTTCGACATCATATCACCTATTACGGCACGTTATTGCAGAATATCCGAAACAGGTGGTGAAATTTTAGATATTCAAGAACTATATTTTACAGATAACATAGTTGATTTAATATTAAACAGCGTGAGCAGAGACACATATCTATCGTTTTCTCAAAAATTTATGGAAGGTCGACCAAGTTGTTATTATTTTGATAAGCAAATTGTGCCTGAATTAAACATATGGAATGCCCCTTCAAATATATATAAAGTTCTCCAATATTCATATGTAAATGTGATGCAGGATGCTGGAGGATTTTATAATGTGACTGATATTCCAGCACGCATGCTACCCGCTCTTACATGGGGTCTAACTTGGATGCTAGCTATAAAATATAACTCTGCAGCGGCTTCTGATATGAAAAATGAATACGAACAAGCATTTGCTGTAGCAACCGCTAATGATAGTGAAAATATTGGACTCACTTTAAATTACGATATTGGTAGCTATTATGAGAATTGAAAAACGCAGATATCAATGTGATCGTTCTGGAGAAATGTTTGAAAAACTAGTAAAGCAATATGAATGGGCAGGGGATAATAAAATTTGGACTGGTTTATGGGTTGGTCAAAAATATGCTGACTTGCCTCAAGA